TAGGACTTGCGCGGATCCTGTTGGGTATCGGGACCAGTGGTCGGTACAACGGGCACTGGCGTCAATAGTTGAGCGACGCCACCTAGGGCAAGGGTTGCACCAACACTAAACAGGGCGGCACTAGCCCAAGCGCCCTTAACGAATGCACCGGCAAAGGCAGTACCAGCTCCAAAGGAAATAAGCGACAAACCAATCAGTGCAACACCCGCCAGGATTTTTCCCGTAGCGCCACCCGCACCAGCAAGCACTGGCACGATCTTGATTTCCTGCTGACCAACTGGATCGTGCAGCTCATCAGCCGTCAATGCATACGTTCCAACGCTGACCTTGTAATACTGCTCCGCCATGTGCGGGCGAAGTTGCGGAAAATTCGCCACCAAGAAACGCACAGCCTCCGCTGCACTGGCGACATCCGCCTCAAACACACGTTGCTTGAGGAATTTTGCCAGCTTGCCGTAGACGCGGATCTTGCGCAGCATCGTCCCAGCTAACCTCCGCTCATCCTAGACGCTGCTTATGGCGCAATCTACGTCCGGTGGCGTCCATTAGCCAGCCGCCATACAAATCACGCGAGGACAAACGACCTCGTAAATGATGCAAAATTCGCTGCTCGCCTAGGTACACGCCGCAGTGATTCAGCCCGTTGCCACGGATGCTCATTAGTAGAAAGTCGCCAACTTGTAATTGCTGTTCAGGCTCCAGCTCGAGAAAGCCAGCCTCGTGCCAGTGCTGCTCAAATATTGGTGCGGCTTCAAACTCTTCGGGCGTTACTGGGCGCTGCCAGTCAGGCAAGCTAATGCCGTTTTGCCTGTACCAGTCCCTCGCCAAAGTCCAGCAATCCGTCACACCCCAGACCCACTGGCGTCCGATCAGCGCAGGCTTGTAGCCCCTAGGGCGTAGTTCGGCACTCCATTGATCAGTCCTTGGATTGACGATGTACCAAGGCAGGTCGTTCTGCTCGATGCACGCCAGATCTGTTTCGCTTGGAATTGCAGGCGTAAATGGATGGCTGTGGACAACGGCGACAATCTCGCCAGCATCATCAGCAGCTGCGTAATCCCCAGGGTCAAGGATGAACTGATCCGCACCTTCAGCGAGATTTTGGCACTGCCAATAGGTTTCGATGCCTTTAATTACGACAACCAGACCGCATGACTCGCGGGGGTCTTCAGCTTTGGCGTGGTCTAATGCTTCCTCGCGCCAGGTCATGCAAGGTAAGTGCCGATGCCTGGGAATGCACCAAACGGCAAGGCCTTTGTTTCGCCAAAACGCTTTTTACAGCTGCTAAGACGCTTGCCGCAGAAGTCGCTGCCAGATGTTGTTACCGGCTCATCGTTCCGGTCGAAATACTGGGTGTAGGTAACCGTGCTACTTGCCGTTGTTCCAGTAGTGATGTCGAATGTCATGCTGTCTGTTTTCACAGCGCTTGGTGCGTAGAAACCTGACTTGAGTTCGTCGGTATTCGTAAAGAAATAGGCTTCCTCTTGGGCGGCAATCCCATGTGCCGTCAGGTCAAACCTCATGTAGTTGATTGTGGCGTTGCCTGAGATGGTGCGACTTTCCGTAGATGTAACCGTAAAGGTATTGGTTGTCGTGCTGTTTATCGTGTAGAAGTTTGCCGGCAACGTTAAAACCGCCGTCACGTTGCCGCTATTTGTTACCACTGCACCCTTGGTCCATTCAATGTCAAAACTATTCGTTGTGCTGTTTCGCACGGTGTAGGCACCGTTGTCTGGGGGATTGCTCCCGCTGGTAAACGTAAGGTTGACGCTGTCGCCGTCAACGAAGCCGTGAGAACTGATGGTGATTGTCACCACAGCCGTATATGGGTTGTAACCAAAAACGTTATTAGCCGTTTGCTCCCACGTCCCATTAGCAGTTCTTGTGCGAGATACATAAGCACGCTCGCCCGTCTGGAAGCCATGGGAACTGCTGGTTACAGTCAGGCTTGTTCCAGATTGCGAGAACGTTCCCGATAGTTCCTTGCGGGTAAACGTTCCGGCAACAGATGGTTTTGGCTTATACCCGCACTCTTCTCCTTTGTAAATCCAAGGGCATAGGTTTGCAATGCACTGGCGCTTGGGCGCCCTGACACCAGCCAGGTCAAATGCTGCAGAAAGCTCAAACTCAACAAGGTTGCGGTTTTCAACAACCTTGCGGTCAATGTAGTAAATCTCTTGGGGAAATTCCGCTGTTGGGTCTGGTGTGCCGTAGGGATTAGTGTTACCGGGGAAATTAACCGCGTCTAAGTAGCGTGCCAGCGTGCGAATGCGTGTGACCTTTGCACCCTCCAGGCCGCTAGGCAAAGACAGGAGCAAGCTTGTGATTGTGCCGTCTAAGTTGGCAACACGGATGGTGGGACGCGGCAGCTGTCCGTTGCCGCTGTACTGAAACCCGTCAGCTTCAATAGGAAAACGCTCGTAGGTGCTGCCGTCCCAGGTGATGTCGCTGTTTGAGTTAAGGCTTGTACCCGCGTGGAAGCGATAGGTAACTGTTGAGCTGTGCATATCGCTGTTCAGCTCCAGCTTGAACAGTTCGATGACTGCGCCGGGGTTGATCTCCTGTAGATCGGAAAACGGGACAGCCATTACGGTTCAAAGACTTGGCGGAATGTGACGGAAACGCGGCTGCGGAGATGCTCGTACATTTCACGGCTCCAGCTGGAACACACCCACTTGTAGGACGTGGCGGTGTCGGGAGGCGTCCAGTCAAAACTAGCGGCGTCCGCCGCACGGGCATCCAAAAACGCTTCGATTACACCGGCATCGTCATCTGTAACGTCAAAACGCAAAGACCACTGTTTAGGGTTTTGGTTTAGTCCGAAGGTCAAGCGTTGCTCGTAGCCGTCGCCAAACTTGACGGTGCGGATTGCAGGTTGGGAGTCTTTGCTGGCTGAGTAAGTCGGCCTGTAGTCAGGAAAGGTAGCCATTAGGCGAGCAAGCCTCCCGGACGCTTCTGTTTAACCAATTCTGCCTGCACTGCAGCACCAATGGCACGTCCCAGTGCGGATGCGTCCGTCTGGTTGCCTTGAGCGCTGGAGCCGGAAGCGTCAACGTTGACCACAACGTTCGCGCCACCCAGGCTGCTGTTCGGAACAATTGTGCCTGACTTGCCGGGGACAAAAAGTTCTGGACCTTTTTCACCAACGACGTAGGGTGACCCGGCAGACACAGGACCACCATTAGCCCTGTACTGCGCGGCGGATGCATTGAACTGGGCAAGTGTGTCGCCAGAAAAACCACCTTTGCTACCTACACCTCCACCGCCACTACCAGGCAATAACCCAACAACTGCGTTCAATATCGCTATTTGAATCATTTTTGCAATAATCTGGGCGGCCATATCTAAGAAGTAGTCGGCAATGTTTTGGAAGAAGCTGGCAAGAGCTTCTTGGGCAGTCATTGCTCCAGAAATGATGCCCTTGAATGAATTGCTAAATGCGTCGCCAATTGCTCTTGCTGCACCCACAACTTGAGTACCTATATCGGTTAATTTGTCCAGTTCGTCTTTTATCTGCCCGGCTTCTTGGCGGATAAGGTCTGCACCAAGCACAGGGGCGGCCAGCTTTTGTTTTCTTTCTTGGATTTCTTGTAGTTGTTGTTCGGAGTAAATGTTTTGTCCGCGTAATTTTGCAATCTCCGCTTCAATGCGAAGGCGTTCACGGTCTTCTTCGGTGACTGCTTGCTTTATTAGTAGTTCGTAGTCAAGATCACGGATAGTGTTCTGGAAGTCTTCTCTACGTTTTTGCTCTATTGCTGCGGTATCTTGGGCTGTTTCTTGACGAATTAGGTCGGCTTTGGCTTGGGCGGCTCTTGCAATAGCTAATTGAGCTGCAGAGTTTTTCTCCAGCTCCAATGCTTTAGCTGTTTTAACGCCTAGCTCAGTAAGCTCCTGCTCACCTTTCAGCCTGCGAACAAGTAGAGGATCCTTGGCTGCTTCCGCAGCAGCAATTTTGGCTGAGAAAGTGCTTTGTCGTTGGATCTCTAGTGTAACGGCACGCTGCTGGATAAGTACCTTGGCAACACGGTCTGCCTCGCGTTCCCCAGGTGATCTTCCGGTACGC